GAAGATGAAGCCCCGACTGACGATGCCGTAGGTCCGCGGGTCTTCGGTCAGCAACGAGCCGACATCGCTCGAGAACCGCAACGGTTCGGCAAGATCCTCGTGGGTGATAGTGACGAGGATCGCGACCGTCTCGCCGGTGCGTTCGGCATAGAGCGCTTCACGAAACGCGGCGGAGATGCTGCGGCTCATGGCAGGATCACCAGATTGAGCGCGACGTCCCACGCCCCGACGCCAACGGGTTGCCAGGCCGGCATGTCATCGGCGATCTGCACGATCCACGTTCCCGATCCCCATTGCGCCGGGAACTCGAATCCGAGCGTCCCGCCATCGAGGTCATCGCGAACGAACGCTTCCAGAATGGCGCGCTGGTCTTCCGTCATCCGCATCGTGCCGGAGACAGGCTGCACCACGGCGGAGAAGCGATTGCGCGTCTTCCCCGGCCCGGTGTCGGTCTGGGTTCGCAGGCGCCCGTCGCCCATGCCGCCGCCGAAGCCGTCGCGCAGCATCTTGGTCGGCAGTGTGTCGGGCCAAACCGCCGTCATGCGATGAGCCTGGGCTGGAGGTTGAAGCGGTTCTTCAGGGCGCGGGAGGATTTCGAGCCCGGATTGGACAGGTGCTTGGCCACCGCGTCGTCGACCATGATCTCAAGCTGGCGACCGCCCTGCCCGTCGCTGGTCTCGCGCGCCTTCACCTGAGAGCCGTTATTGTTGATGATATTGACGGTGATGCCGCCGCCATTGTCGTTCGACGCAGCAACACCGAGCCGCCCATCCGGCCCGCGCCGGAGCGGCATGATCGCTTCGGGACCAGCCTCGCCCATCAGTCCAACGCCGCGGGCGAAGGGGAAGAGCGTCGGGCGGTTCACGACCGAATTGGAATAGGCGTGCAGCCCGGCCGAGCCGTAGACGCCGCCGAGCGCGTTCTTCGACGTCCCGCCGAAGAAGCCCGCGATGGCGCTCCAGAACCCGCCGCCCGAATTGCCGCCGGTGTTCTGGAAGATGCTGTCGAACAGGTTGCCCGCCGCCATTTCCGTGAACTTGTCGAGGATGCGGTCGAGCGCGCTCTGCGCGGCATCGGCGAACGAGCCCCAGAGCCCCTTGCCGTCTTCCAGGTTGGAGCGGAGATCGGAGAAGAACCCGGTGAAGGTTGTGCGCCCAAGATCATATGCGGACTTGAGATTTGCCGCTTTGGTTGCGGCGTCGGCTGCCGCGTCCGCATTGGCGATCAACGCGTCGCGCATTTGCGGCGAGAGCTTGATGTGCTGGTCTGCCGCTTTGTTCAGCGCCTCCTGCTCTGCCGTCAGGCGAGCGGCGGCATCAGCACTCATTCCGAGAGTTCGCATCTCCAATTCGGAGGCCGCAGTCTTCTGCTGCAAAGACCTGGTCAAATCGGTGTATGCCTTGCGCTGACGCTCCAGTTCCTTCTCCGCCTTCTTGGCGGCCTTCTCGTCGAAGCCGAGGCCGCTTGCCATCGAGCGCAGCTTGTCGGCGCCCATGCTCGCCGCAGAGCCGATGCCGCGACCGATACCGCCGACATAGTCCCGCGACAGGTCCGCTTCGTGTCGCTTCTGAAGCCCGGCAAGATCGAGGCGGCCGGCCGCGGGGTTTGCGAGCGATCCGATTTGCGCGGCGCCGACATGGCCGATATTCAGGCCGGGGATGTTGTTCGCCAGGTCAATGACGGCGTTGATGCCGCTGGCTGCGGCCGCGACCATCGCGTTGATGGCCGAGATGGCCGCATTCGCCGCGCCGGTCGCCGCCGCCGAGATCACGTCGGGAAAGTGCTGCCAGACGAACTGCAGGTCGTGGAACGCCGCGACAAAGCTTCCGATGACCAAATTCGCGGCGTCCTTCGCGAAACCGACTACATCGACGCCGAGGATTTGCTTGAGGTCGTCGCGGAAGATGATTGCCGCCCCAAGCGCCGCGCCGATTGCCACGACAAAGGCCGTGAAGGGATTCGCCAGCGCCGCCGCACTCACGGCCTGGAGCGCGGTGACAAGCCCGGTGCCGAGCGCGACGGTCAGTGAGGTGACGCTGGAGAGAATCTGGGGAGCGAAGGCCACGGCAAGAGCGGTGCCGGCCAGGGCGGCGCCCGTGGCGATCTCGGGAAGGACGTTGGCCACGGCCCGGAACGTGGTCTGACCGACCTTGACCCAATTCACCGCCTGAAGGCCGGCGGCGGCAAAGCCGACGAGTCCGATGGTGACCAGTGCGACGGGGGAGACAACAGAGAGGAAGGCGGCGCCGAGGCTCTTGATCGCGCCAGAGGCGCCCATGCCGCCGAACACGGCGCTGATCTGCGTGCCCTGCTGGAGCGCGATCTGGAGGGGATTGGTCGCGGTCGCAGCCTGGACGGCGACGTCCTGGAACTGTGCGGCCAGGTTGGCGGTAGCGAAGGAGCCAGCCCGCATAGCGCTCGCATGGGCGCGAGCGCCAGCAATGCCCCGCTGTTCCGCCGCCGCGGCAAGATCAATGACCTTCCCCATCTGCGACGCGGCCGCGCTGGCATGCGCCATGCTCCCGGCCATACCCTCGGTAGCCGCCTCGGCCTGGTCAGCGCCAGCCGAGAAGCGCTTGGCCGCCGCTTCGGCCTTCGTCGCACTGGCAGTGAGCTTGTCGAGATCGACGGCTGCACCTTCCGCCTGCGAGGAGTCGATCGCGAAGCCGAGTTGGGCTGTCGTCATCGGTTATCTCCGCTTCAGGCGAAAAGGGCGTCGAAGAGCTCGGGCGTCATCGGCCGTTCGGAAACGACCGTGTCCCTCTTCTGCTCGGGGATGTTGAGGAAGGAGACGCGCTCGCGGTCCATTAGGACGATGGCGCGGCGCTCCCAATCCCGCAGGCGAATGCCCGCGAGGGTCTGATAGGCCAGCATGTCGAAATGGCTGATCGCCTCGGCACCGAATCCGTTCCAGCGGCGGGCGCTGTCGAGCTCCCAGAACGCCGACCAGACACGGGCGGCCGGCGGCGCGGGGATGCATTGCGCGCCGCTCTGCACCAGCCCGACGCCGGCGCAGAGCCCGTTGATCAGGGTTTCAAAAAATCCGCGCGCTGACCCGCCTTCACGTCGATCTGCTCGCGGATGAAATTGAACCGCTGGTAGAGCTTCAGCGCGTTGGCCTCGGAGAACGGAAGAACCGCCCCGTCAAGCTTCACCTGCGGCTCCCAGCCGAGCGTGACCTTGGCCAGATAGCGGACGCCGCGGGCGCCGATCTCGGATGCCTTGAGGCGTTCGGTGCTGCCGCGCTCGATCAACTCGTCGGCAAGCTCTTCCTGGGCCGCCTTGGCCTTGGCGCTGTCGGGACCGGCGATGCGGATGGAAAACCCGAGAGAGGTCTTCCCGTCCATGTTGAGGATCGGCACCAGAATGCCCTCCTCCTGCCGCTTCACGGCAGCGTCCACGGAGGACAGGTCGATCTCGGTCAGCGGCGCGGCGGTAGTGTGCTTCTTCGTGGTCATGGATCACCCTCACGCGGCGATGACGGCGGCGGTGGCTTCGCTGGTGGCCTGCGCCACGCCCGCGGCATTCGTCGCCGTGACCGTGACACTCACCGCCTTGCCGATATCGCCCGTCACCGGGACATAGCTGCTGGAGGTGGCGCCCGCGATCGAGACGCCGTCGGCGAACCACTGATAGGCATAGGTCGGGGTCGGCGTGCCGGACCAGGTGCCGGTCGAGGCCGAAAGCGTGACGCCGACCTGCGCCGTGCCGGTGATCGCCGGAAGCGCGGTGTTGGCGGGCGCCGTACTGTCGCTCGACCGGGCCACGCGCACGATGTTCGAATTCACCTCGACGGTGGAGTTCAGCGTCTGGATCGTGTTGGCGCCGCCGCCGGCTTCCTGCGCCGTCATGACCACGCCGATGAACAGGCGCTGCGACGGCGTCGGATTGGAGCCGGCCGCCGGCGCATCGTTGTACACGATCTTGAACGGATAGTTCTGCTCGGTCGCCTCGGCGGCGATGAGCGCCGTCTGGCCGGCATCGTCCGCCTTGGTGGCGAACACGTTCTGCATCTGGCCCGCGTTGCGGGTGCCCTTCTGCTTCGTGTCGCGCTGGGTGTCGATGAGCTGGGTGGTGATGAGCTCGGCCGTGTCGCCGATCGCGCCCATCGAGGTCCAGCCTTTGATTTCCGTCCAGACGACGGACGAGAAATCGCTCACGTCCACGTCGCCGTCGGGCAGCTCCATGGCCGCGCCGATATAGATGCGACTGCCCGCGACCGGGTAAAGCGTGGCCATCGCGGCCTCCTTTCATGATGCCCTTGCCGAAGGGGAAGAAAGCGGCAGCGGTCAGGCGAAGGCCTGCCAGGAAATCGTCACCGGGATCTGGACCCGGCTGGTTTCGGTCATAAGCGGGCCGACGCTCGGCGCCTGCGTCACGCGCACCGGCAAGTCGCCGAGTTGCAGATCGGCCGGAAAGTGCTCCGCGACCTGCCCCGCGATCTCCCGCGGCGCGTCCTCGCCCTTGTCGA